GTATTTTGCTCCGCAACTGCAACTCTAATATATCCAAGTAATGTATCTATTGGTGCTACCGCTTCTGGTCCTGCTTCACCACCTATCATTTGCTTTCCATTTAATGGATTTATACCAAATACCGTAGGTTGTTGCATAATTCCACCTTTTGCGTACCACTCTACTCCAATTTTAGGCACTCCTTCGGTTGCCCAATTTAATGGGTTCATTGATCCAGTAAATTTAAAATGTGGCATTTTAAAAACAGATTTTATGCTAGACCAAATATTGCCAATAGCCTCTGCTGCTTTTCTAAATGGTGATGTTATTTTTTCTTTTACTTCTGAGAATTTTGTTCCAATCCAATTTATAAAATCAAAAAATTTATTCTTTAAATCATCTATTTTTCCACCGAACAAAGTCTTTTATTTTTGTAAACACCTCAATAGCCTTAGCTTTAATCTTATCCCAGTTTTTGTATAATAAAACACCTATTGCGATTAAAGCCCCTATTGCTAATATGACCAATGTTACCGGACTAGTCAAAAATGCTACAGCTGCACCAAAAGCAGTTGTCGCTACAGTTGCTATCCCAGCAGCTATCGTGTGTGCTGTTTCTGCTGCAGTTAATGCACCAACTCCTATTGCTGTTGCCGCCAATTGTGCAATTTCTATAATTCCACCTGCGTTCTTTATTGCTTGTACAGCATTATATGCAATTATTGCTGCAGTTAGTGTTCCTATCGCAACTCCTAATAGTGTAACAGCAGTTTCATGTTCCTTGCCCCATTTGACAATTTCTCTAAAACCATCTACAACCCCAAATACAATGTTTTTCAAATTAGTATATGCAATTAATATAACATCGATTGTACTCTTAAGAATACTCGTTATATTATTTGCCATTTCGCCGTTCGTAACATAATTCTTAATAGTATTAATAACAGGCTCCAAAGCATCTTTTATTGTGTTGAAAGCATTTTTTAAATCCTCTAAAACGGGACTAAATTTTTCCTTAGCGTAGTTCAATACCTGCTCTAAACTTGCTATTAAATTTTGTGCCCAATCAGGTAGCAATCCTTTTATATTTTTTAATACTTGCTTAACCCTAGGCATAATGTTTGAAATAACTTTTCCTGCGCTGTTGACCGTATTTTTTATCAATTCTTTAACATCTTGATTTCCATCTGAAAACCCTACAAGTAAGTTTTGCCATGAAGCTTTTAAAGAAGCCCACGACCCTTGTATTGTATCTGCAGCTTCATTTGCTGCGTATCCAGCTAGTCCTTGCATTTCAATGTAATCTACTAATGCCGATTGACAATCTGCTAAATTACTTATTTGATATTTAGTGGCCCTTCCATTTGCTTTATTCCATGCATTTACTTTTTTTATTACTTCTTCCATACCTTCTTTTGTAGGTTTAATACCTAACTGAAGGTTATCTAGCATCGTATAATTTGATTTCATAATACCGATTAAATGCATTCTGTACATTTTCCTGTGTATTACCTGTGGCTGCCACTACATCTGCCTCTGCTTTAACTATTTTATCCGCTAATTCTGCTGCTGCTTGTGAATTTCCTTTCAACGAAGTTTTTAGACCCGTCGCAAAACCATTTACTTGTTTTAGATAGTCATTTTGACTTAATTGAACTGTTGCATAAGCTTTCTTTGATTTTTCTGCTACGAAATCGTATGCATCACCAAACAAAAGTTGAGCACCACCTGCTAATTGTTCATAGTCTGCATAAGCTTTTATAGAATCTTTAGTAAATTTTATTGTAGCTGCTCCTATTGCAGCAGTACCAGCTATAACTGCTTTTCCTATAATCTTAAAAGCATTTTTAATCTTTAAGCTTCCTTTTTCTGCATGACCTGTAGCATTATCTATATCCTTGTCCATTTTGTCTTTACCTTTTAAAGCAAAGACTCCGACTATTTTAAAAATTTCTTCTCCCACCGCTTACTCCTTTCCTTCAGGAGTGAATCCGTCAAGTATATTTTTTGATTTTATTACTGTTGCTCCAATAACTTCTTTATTGACAATTTGAATTTCAGATTCATTTTCAAGGCTGATTTCGTTTTTAAATTCATCGAAACTTTTGTCCCACACTTTATGTAAGAAATATTCCCAGCTTATATCTTCTTGATCGAATTTCCATATTTTAGATACCGCCTCATCAAAGCATCCGCTTTCTAACATTGAATCTAAAAAAATATATGGATTTGCATACCTTTTGAATAACAAATCCATATATTTGAATCTATCTATTTGAGAAATTTTGAAGCAACCTTGAAAAAATCTTTAAATTCATCCTTTTTTACAAATGCAATTAGTACTTCTAAGAATATATCTAAATCTAAATTCTTAATTTCCTCGGTTGTTTTGCCTGTAATGTTAGCCATAAGTTGATATACTTCTTTTTCGCATTTATATAAGTTTGCTAAGACAATGTTTACTACCTCTAAAGCCACACCAACTCCAACCTTTATAGTATCTTCATCTTTGTAGTTTTCTGATTTTTTATTCTTTTTGTTCGTAACACTTTGAATTAATCCTTGTATTCCTTTTGAATTAAAGCATTTTATAAATTCATTTATTCCTAGTTTTGATATAATAGTTGTCATTAAAAATAAATCTGTAGATTTAATCTTTCTAAGCTCTATTCCATTTTCTTCTAACTTTGAAATTTTATTCTCCATCTATTATTCTCCTCCTTGATTTTCTTCTTCCTCTTCTTCCTATTCTTCGCTTTCTGTAGGATAATATATTTTCCAAGGAAGTACAGATAAATCTCCTGTTAAATCTTGGTAACATTCAAATGTATATTTTCCAACTGCTCCTTCTTTGTTTTTTCCTTCATTAGAAAATCCACTTGTGCAAAGAGCATTTGGTAATATTGCAATTATTGGTTTTTTATCTAGTGTTACACCTACAAATGCGATGTTTTCTAGATAATCGCCTTCTGCTATATTAGCTTTTGATTTAATTAGCTCGAAATCTTCAACATCACTTTCTTCGGCTAATTCACCCAAAGAAGATGCTTTAATCATTTCTGCAGTTAATTCTGCAAAATTTATTTCCATTGTTGCTTTTTCTCCAGTTTTAACATCTAATCCTTTAGCTTTAACCAAAACCCCATCTATTGGTATTGTTGTTATTTCTGGAATTATATCTAATTTGCTTCCGCCATTAGTTGCCCCAAATAATGATTCTTTAAAATTCCATTTTTTTGTGGTTGCATCATATTTTAGCCCTCTATGTACTGTACCCGCTCCAAAAAGTATATTTTTAGGTGTATTATTTGTAACGCCATTTTCTGGTATATTATTCATATTTAATTCACACTCCATTCATTAAATTTTAATTTTATTTCAAATCTTTTTAACTCTTTATCATTCGTATTCATAAACTGGCCGTCTTCTGAATTTATACTTATTCCTACTCCATTCTGTACTGTTGTGTAATTTTTAAAATGTCTTAATATTAAATCTTTATCCTTTTCTAAATCTAATAACCCATTTCTAGAAAAACCATTTAAAATTAATACCCCACTAATCAAATTAGTTTCCGGTGATGTGTCTGTTATAATATATTCATAGACCCAATAAGGTTTTTTAGGTATTTTGCCTGTCCACTCGTAAAACTCATTCTTTATACTTATTGAATTTAATTCTCTGTTTAACAAACCTAATACTTTCATATTTAGCCTCCAAAAATTGTTTTTGCTCTTCTTTCTATTTTCCCTTTTGATGTTTCGAATGCTCTGTATAATGGTCTTTCAGGTCTTTGCCCATGCACTTCAGCAAATTTCATTCCATTTTTACCATAAACTATTTTAAAACCATATCGATTTGCTACTTCTTCAGGCATTTGGTTGCTACCATTTCCAATAGGTACATACCAGGGTGACTTTCTTCCGTTTTTATTTACTGCCCATTCTCCAGTACCTAGCTCTTGGTATATTGCATGTTCTAAAGGTGACCCTATTTTAGCTTTTAACTCAGATTTATCTATGTCATAACTCCAACTTCGTTTTAGCTCTCCTGTTCCTTTTTTGGATCTGGTATTTCTTGCAGCTTGCGCTTTTATTTCAATTGCACCTTCTGTTATCAATTGCTCTGCCTTGTTTTGAAGAAGATTCTTTACTCTAACACTATAATCTTTAAATTCCACACTCATTATTGGCCACCTACTTTTTTCAAATAGATTTCTAATTGTTCGTGTAATCCCATTGGATCATCTATGTATTTGATGTCGTATTCCTCACCACTTACTTCGGCTTTTGCTTCTTCCAAATCTATCTCTCCTATGTCGATATAATCACATATAAAAATATGTGTAGAATCTTCAATTTTAGCCTTGTAGTCATATTTAGTATCACCAGTTATTAAGTCTATCCACCCAAATAGACTAGCTACCATTTCATAATTTGATATTCCAGCTCCGTTTTCGTCAAATGATTCGTTTTTGCTATCTAATTCTTTTATACTTAAATTTGTATTTCCACCAATCATAACTAAAACCTCGCTTTTATATAATCTTCTAGAAATCCAAGCAAAGATGCTGGATAACCTTTTAGAGAATTGTTTGCATCCATATCAAAATGGGTTACACTATGCCTTGAAATTGTTTCAGATTTTATTCCTACTTTATTTCTTAGACCTAGATCCCACTTAAGCATATTTATTACACCTTCTTTAACATCTTCGGGGTATACTACTTTAGTTATCATTACTTTATCACAATCAAATAATTTTGTATCTTCAACTAAAGTAATGATATCCTGTTCTATAGATTCTATAGTATACACACCACTATTTAAGCAATGCGATAATTCGATATTATCATTTTCTATGAAATACGGATAAGCATTTAAAACTAAGGCACTATTTTCTATTTTTCCATAAGTTCTAAATTTAATATCCATAAAATTATTATTTGTGTATTCCCTTATTGCTTTTTCAATGGCTTTTAACTTTTTTATTAGTTTTGTTTCTTCTAAATTTGGAAATTCTGTTTTAGCTTCGCTAATATCTATTATCATAATATTTGCCCTCCTTTTTTCTAAAAAAGAAGCTAGCAAATATTACTCGCTAACTTCTTCAACTTTATATCCATGTTCTCTAAACCAATTTAAAATCCATCCTGGTTTTACTTCTGCTTTTCCATATGCGAATTGAACCCCTGCAACTTCTCCACAATAGTTTCTAACTGGCGTATGAACTATGTATTTTGTTTCTTTCTTTTGAGCTTGGTCTGACTTTTTTGCCTCTTGCTTATTTTCCTTTTTTGGTTCTTCAGATGTTGGGACTGATGGCTGTACAACAGGTATTTTATTTTCCTCTTGTTTCGCATCATATTCTGCTAATGCCTTTTTTACTTCCTCTTCAATAAATAATTTTGCTTGCGCCTCATTTAGTTTTTGCTTTTTAGCTTCTTTTTCTGCATCTGCAGTAACTTTTTTTATTAAATCATCTCTTTCTGCCATTTTTAGATTCCTCCTATTAAATAAATTTTAAGAGGCCTTAAAAGGCCTCCTAATCTTATAATATTTTTATATTTCTTAAAACTCCTGCACCATGTGTATCTTTTAATGCTACTGCTGCTACCATTTCTACTTCTCCCTCTTTTACTGCTCCTGGAGTAGTAAAGTCTGGTAAATATGTATCGATAGCCTTATTTCCGGTTATTGTAACACCACAAAAACCATTATTAATATCAAATTTAACAGCATATATATCTGTTAAACCTGTTATTGTATTTCCTCCAATGTCTCTTGATTTAACACCGATTATTGGACTTTCTGTTACAGTTGGATTATCTGGATCGTTTCCAGATACAGCATATTTATTCTTTAAATCTATTAATCTTACTTTTCCCTCTCCAATGCTTGTAACTGTTCTCCCAAAAGCTTCCTCACTTTCAGTTTTATACCCTAAAATTCTTGCAACTGTTTGAATTTTAGTTTTCATTCCTTCATTAACCAATAAAGCATCTGCTCCTGTATTATTAATTAGTTTTAAAAGCTTTTCATAGAAGTCATCTGCATTAGATTTTAAATTTACAATAGTAGATAAATCTATGTAATTATCTGTATTATATTCTGTTGATGTACCAACTAAAAATTTATCTAATCCGTCAAATGTTAAGCTATTACTTGCACTATCTCCGTTTATCATAGTATCGTGGAATAATCCAACTGCAGCTTTTATTTTTTCAGATAATTGTCTATCCATATTTTCCAATTTTCCCTCGATAGCTTTTAACACTCTATCAATTGAGAACTTACCACCAAAGATTTTTAGAATTACACTTAATCTTTTAATAGTTGCCTCACTTGAAACATATTCGCTACCAATTGCTCTAAATGCTGCCTGTGATGGAGCTTTTGTTTGTGTATATCCATACACCAATGTGCTGCCTCCACTTGGAGATACTGCGTTATCAAATGGTAATAACTCTAAAATCTCACTTTCTCTAATAAATGTTTCTACAACTTTTTCAAACACTTTATCTTCTTGACCAACTGTCAAATCTTTTAATCTTAACATAATAAAATTCCTCCTTATTTTTACATTTCATTTTCATTCATATATTTTTCTTTTAAAGCATCAAGCATTGTTTCAGGTTCTTTTGTTCCTCCTGGTTCTTGTTCTTTTCCACCTAATTTCTTTACATCTACCAAAGTTTTAGAATCATCTTCAAAGTTACCTTTATATTGTTTTTTGAAATCATCAATTTTGAAATCCTTTAAGTTTCCTTTTTCATCCAACTCTAATTTTTGGTCTTTGTTGTTTTGAAGTTTAAAAATTAAGTAGTCAATATCATCTGCTTTAGCTTTATTCTTCAATAATTCAAATCTTAAAGCATTATTTAAATCTTTTTCAGTTTGTTCTGCTTTTAAGTTTGAAATTTCTTTTTCATAGTCGCTTACTTTCTTTTGCAAATCTTCATTTCCTTTTGTTCCTGCTTGTAGTTGTTTAATCAAATCATTTGCTTTTGTAAGCTCTGCATCTTTTGCATTAAAATCATCGTTTAATTTAGAAAATCTTAAGTCTATATTTTCTTCTCCAGAAGTAAAGATTTTCTTTTCTTTCATGCCATCCAAAATGGCTTTAATTTGTTCGTTGGTATATCCCAACTCTTTTAGTAATTCTTCCATTACTATTCCTCCTTCAATTACACTTTTTTACATGAACTCGCTCATGATTGAATTTACTTTTTTATAGGAACTTTTAACCTAACATTTAAAATTAATAGCTACGTCTTTTTACAAGTTATCGTTCTTGACTATTAATTCATAGCTTTTTACGTCTTTTCGGACAATAAAAAATAGACGTATTTAAACGTCTAAAATTAATAACTTTATTAAAATAAGTGCTCTGCCTCCGCCATGGGAAACAAAGCACTTTTTAAACTTCTGGTTAGTTGGTAGGTCTGCCATTTCCTACATCTCTTTTGACCTATTTCTAGGTGCGTGGATGGCACATTTGTCCACTTCAACTAACCTCTTATTATTGTACTTTAATTATACCACATTTATACCACTTTTGTCTACCTTTTTCTACCTTTTTTCAAAAATTATATCTCCTCTGTTTCTCAGAGTCTGTTTCCAAGTCCTATCATTAAGTTTCATTAGAGTTATTATAGAATTTTTCGGGTGCTTTTCATCATTAGCTATAGCTATTTTTACAACTACTCTACCATTCTTTTTAATTTCTGAAATTCTCTTTAATAAGATTATTGTATCTCTATGAATATTATCCTTCATTATAATATCTGGATCCTCAATTATATCTTTTAAGTATTGTTTTAATTGTTCGTATTCTTTTTTATGCTTTTCAAGTATGTGCTCGTTTAATCTTTCATCTGTTAGTACTACTTCGTTAGTAATTGCTCTATCTTTCAAAGGACCTATGTTTTTCAAATTTAAATTTCCTATATATTGCACTTTATTTACTACCTCATTTACTGTTTTTGATATTATAGCACTTTTAGCATAAAAATCAAAGTATTTTTGCTTATAATCTTGATAATCTTTAACATTTTTGAACTCAACTACATCCCCATCTATATTCTTAGTGAAACTTTCATCGTCTTCAACTGCCCATCTTGCTCTTTCTAAAACAGCACACCTACAATTTATGTCTTCAGATGCAATTCCAAACCCGTGTGGATACATAGCTTTCATTCCACCTATTTCAAAAGGCTCATCTAGTTTTTTTATTTGTCCATCTAGTGCAACGTGCGTATCTCTTGTTCTAGAATCCATTGTACTATCCCACTCTTTTACAACATCGGCACCATTTGCTTTTGCTCTTAGCATACACTCATATTTTGCTTCTGTTTGAACTCTTCCGCCTTCTGTTCTTGCAATTCTATACGCTTTGTTGAAATCTGCTTCACTATGCATTGTTATTCTTTGTGAAATTTTTGTATAACTATCACTTTTACTAATTCCTCTTGTTATTTCTGACTTTATTGTCTTTTTCAGTTCATCTGCATTTTGATATAGTGTTTTTGATAATTTGAAATCTTCAGTTTTCTTTGTTATGCTTTTTACAACTGCTTCTTGATTTATGGGCATTATAAAAGGAACTCCTTCTTTTTGCATATTATAAAGAGTTCCTATAAATCCATCTTGATATGTTTTTTCTAAATAATCACTTATGCTTTGTACATTATCACTGCTTAATAAATCAATTATTGATTTTAATTGTATTTCTAAGTTTTCCTGGTATTGCTTTTGATAAATTTTTGATTGAGTTAGTTCACTTGCACTCAAAGTTTTTATTCTTTCTTTTACGTCTTTTAGTGCATGAGCGTAATTCTTTTTTAGTTCTTCAATTATTTGCTTTTCATCTTCAAGTAATTGTTTTTCTACTTCTTTTTGATACTTATTCAGTTTTATCACCCACTTTAAAACCAATCGTTTTTCTTTTATCTTTTTGTACTATGTATGATTGGTTATTAGCCTCAATTTCCAGTCTTACGTATTTGTAATCTATTGATTCCACAAAACTATCTACTTTTTCAATGAATTTTATAACTTTATTTTTTTTATCAGCCACTAACATCACCATCTAACGTTTTGCTTGCCTGCTCTAAATCTATTTTGGTTATTTCCAGTCGGTCTTTTATTTCTTCGTAGTCTACATCTAAAATATCGCATAAAGCCCTAATTATAGTTTCATCATCTAATTTTGTTGCAGCATCTAAGATTACATTTATTTCAATTTGTTTTGTTTCTGCTTTGTATTTTTCTATTTCTGCATTGTCTTTTTCATTTGTTGGTATTTCTCTGTCTAGGCAAACATTTACATCTTTCAATGTGTAATTTGTTCCTTTTTCTTCATTTATTTCATCTAGAGCTATTTGTATCATAGGTTTTAAAAAGCTTCTCAAATATTTTTCAAGCTTATTGCATTTTAAGTCTAAAAGTGTATATCTTGACTTTATAACTATGTTTGTAATATTTCCATCTCCTACTTGGCTAGCATTGAAGCCCATACCAAATTTATAGATGTTCTTTTCATCTAGCTCCATTTTAATTTTTCTTGCTTCGTATGGAATATCTATTGTCTTAATATCTAATCCACCTTTTTCGCCTGTTCCTATAACTTTTTTCGTCTTTATATTTCGTTGTAATTCATCTAAATTATTTCCTTTAAATCCACTTACAACGTATATCGCATCCGCAAAATCTTGTAGGTTATTAGACAATCCACAATTCATTAAATCATAATCATCTATTAGCTTTTTAATTGGTTTTAAACCACTATATCGTTTCTTATTATTATCTAACCTGAAAAAAGGTATAAAACCATATCCTGGCTCACTCGGTCTATACAAAAGTTCATCATCTTTTTTATAAACTTTATGTGGTCTTGGATTTATTTTTTCGTTTGGATCTTTTACTATCTGTCCAGTTCCAACTTTTATATAAAAATATCTAAAATCTTTGTCCCAAACTTCAATTTTAGTTATTGGGTTCTTTTTATTATCTACTCTGTCTACATAGTAATAAATCATATGCTCTGTTTGATCATCTGCTTCATTTGCTCTTACTTCAATTACTCCTAAGCTATCTGCGTTTTTAAATCTAGTTTTATTATCCCCTGCAAGATAGCCGTACATATAGTCCCAACCCTTTATTACTGTTCCTTCCGCTGTATTAGATACTTCCGTTTTAAAGTCATCATCAAATCTATCTTGTAATTCTTCATCTAACTCTTTATTTGCTTCATTCTTAGCTCTGATACTAAATTTGCTTAATAGAAATTGGACTTCTTGGTCTACTAGTTCTGTAAAAAATGCGTGGCTTATTTTTATGTTGCTCCTTGTTGTATCTTCAACTAATTCTCCCTCAGTATTAAAGTAAAACATTTTATATTGTAGAATATCATGTTCTGCATCATAATATTTTTGTCCTATTTTTGCTTTTCTTTTTTGCCTAGAATTTTTATCTATCTTGATAAGCTTGTCTATTTCTTCGATTTTTAGCATTTTGTCTCCTTTCTAATACAACCAATTATCTCCCATTACTTTTCTTATTAAGCTACTTGCACTATCTGGGCTATCATCGTGTGCTGCATTCTCATTATAGTCTAGTATTTCGTTTATATATTCCGGGTCAGTTTCTTCTAAAAACTTTATATTCTTCCAATGTTTTCTTAGGTATGTGGATATTTTAACGTATTTGTTCATGTGTTCATCGTAATCATCCACAAGTAATCCACAATTCACTAAATTATTGGCTACATATCCTTTATCTGCATTTCTTTCTACTGCTATGCTTCCTAATCTGTAATAGTCCATTAAATAACATATTTCTGCCATACAATCATCTATGTGTTTTGGCCATCTTTTTCCAAACATTATAATCATATTTCCAATTTGTTTTAGTCCTGTAAATGCCGTTGCATCTTCTCCACCAAAAGCTGCATCGACATGAGCTACTCCACCATATAATAAATCTGGGGTAGAATTTAATATAAATTCGGGATTTGTAAATAACGCATCTCCATCTGCTATATGCTTTAATTCATAGTTTGCTGCAAAAAGTGAAGGTGTCATTGTATTTCTTAGCTCTTCAATTTTTTCTCTATCCATCAATCCAGTGCTATAACAATCATAAATCTGTTTATTGGGCATATTGGTTATTGCATCATCTTTGTGCCAAGGTGTACCCGTATTAAAAAATCTACCAGTTCTGTTTTTTACATTCTGCAATTCCATATACGATGTTTTTATTAGTTCTCTTTCTGGCTTACTTACTCTGTCCTTTAAGTTTACAATATCATCTGTTATTACTAAATCGAAGTGCTTTCCAGTTATAGATGTTTTTATACCTAAGCCTATTAGCTGTGATGCACCTCTAGTACTTGTTTTTAGATTCGTACTAAGCTCTTGAGCGTTATCAACCGTTAAAACTAAAGATTTCCCATATATTTTATTTACGAAGTGCTGCATTACTTGTCCTTGTAAAATTATACTTACTTGTTTTACAATTTCTTTTACATCATCATCTGTTTTTCTGAAAAACCCCATTGCTAAATTTGGATCTATTACCATTAAATTTGATATTGCTAAAGATTCACATGTAGTTTTATAGCTTCCGTCTATGTGCTAATAAAGTTCTATCCTCTTTTGAGAACATCATCATTTTTAGCCATTCATTATGCAAATCTGTTAAATCTTTAAAACCTAACCAATGACCAATTTTTACAGGTTCATTTATTATAATATCTAAATAATGTTTAGCTTCATTTGTCATTAGACATCATCTTTTCTTTGATATAATTGTCTATTTCTTTAGTTATTTCACTTGTGTTATTAGTTAACTCAATTTTTTCTTTAAACATACCTAAATGCCTTCCTAACATTTCTAGAGCTTGCATTTTATCCGCCATTTTTACTTCAATTCCATTTTTGCCTTCTTTTATTCCAACAATTGCTTTTTTTGTGTTTTCCTTTAAATCTTTTGTATCATCAATAATTACACAACCATCTTGTATATTTACAAAGCTTGTAGCATTTGCAAATGCTATCGCTTTGAGTTCATTTATTACCATATCTTGAGTTACTTCTGTTCTTTTCTTACGTTCTTCTATTCTTTCTTGAATATAGTTCTTAACCTCAACAATACTCAACAATCTATTTCCTGCACTTTCAGCTACACGCTGTTTTTTTACTCTTGGATAAGCAACCTTATATGCTCTGGTTGCATTTAAATCTACTAAATATTCATCACAAAATACTTTTTGTGCTTCTGTCATATAAGATTACCTCCTGTTCTTAAAATTTTGGTTGCGGACATAGGATTCGAACCTCGTCTATGGGCTATGACCCCATCGTGCTGCCGTTGCACCATCTCCGCCAATAATAAAAAAAAA